TTGAACGCTGTCACCCGGTATTCTTCGGCCCGGGCAAGCAGAGTGTCGAAGTGTCCAACAAAGGCAACCCACTTGCCAACATGGTCGCCGTTGTCCTGCCCAAGAAAACCGATTCATTAACCCATGCAAACGAAGTACGAGAGATTACAGAGAGGGCTGAAAGCCAAACGGACACCAACGGAGATTCGGCCTCAACCGGGGCCACAGACGAGCTTTCTCCAATCGAAAGCTGACATCGCCATCTTTGGCGGTGCCGCCGGCGGAGGCAAGTCCTACGCCCTGTTGCTCGAACCGTTCTATCACGTCACCAACCCCAAGTTCCGGTGCGTGGTGTTCCGCCGAACCGTCCCCATGATACGCCAGCCCGGCGGGTTATGGGACAGCAGCCGTGAGATTTATACCCGCCTCCGCGCCGAGGCCCGCGAGCAAACCCTTGAATGGCGGTTCCAATCCGGCGCCCTCATCAAGTTCGCCGGACTCGAACTCGAAGCCGACGCCTACGGCTGGCAGGGGAGCGAAATCGCCCTGCTCTGCTTCGATGAACTCACCCAGTTCACCGAACGCCAATTCTTCTACCTGCTGTCCCGCAACCGCTCCACCTGCGGCATCAAACCCTACGTCCGGGCCACCACTAACCCGGACTCGGATTCATGGCTCCGCTACTTCATCGAGTGGTGGCTTGACCCCGTCACCGGCCTGCCCATCCCCGAACGCGCCGGCGTGCTCCGCTACTTTGTCCGCATTGACAACGCTCTCACATGGGCGAACTCCGCGCAGGAACTCATCGCGCAGTTCGGCAACGACTCCGCCCCCAAAAGCGTCACGTTCATCCCCGCCAAGGTCACGGACAACAAACTCCTGCTCGAACGTGACCCGTCCTATATCGCCAATCTCAAGGCCCTCCCGCTCGTGGAACGGGAACGGCTCCTGAGCGGCAACTGGAACATCCGGGCCACCGGCGGCAACTTCTTCCGGCGCGAATGGTTCGGCCTCGTGGACAAGGTGCCGGATAACATCGTCGCCCGCGTCCGGTTCTGGGACAGGGCAGCTTCCGAACAGAAACCCGGAACCGACCCGGACGCCACCGTCGGACTGCTCATGTCCCGCGATTCCCAAGGCGTCTATTACATCGAGCACGTCGCCCGCATGTTTTGCACCCCGGGCAAGGTCACAGAGGCAATGGTTGCCTACGCCGCCCAGGATGGACGCAACACGACCGTCGCGTTCCACCAAGACCCGGCCAGTGCCGGTGTGTACGAGGCCCAGGTCACCAGCCGGGCGTTGGACGGCTACAACGTCCGCTTCGAGACTGCCTCGGGCAACAAGGAAACCCGCGCCAAACCCGTTAGCGCACAATCCGAGGCGGGCAACGTCAAGATGGTGCGCGGCGGGTGGAACGACGCCTTCCTGCGCGAGGTGGAAGCCTTCCCGGTCGCCCGCCACGATGACCAGGTTGACGCCCTGTCCGGTGCCCACGGCTTCCTCTGCGCCAGCACCTCCTGCGGCTTCTCCTCCGCCGACGGTTTTGGGGGTGAAGAAAAAAATGAAATTATTGTTGACAACTTTGCGGAGTTAGGGCATTTATAGGTGTGATTATGTGAGTAATGGTCACATAACCGGAAACGAATTGAGACAACGAAACGGATAAAACGATGAACGAGCAAGAGATTGAACGCAGGTTGGTCGCCTTGGAAAAGACCGTTGAGAAACTCCGCAGTTCACTGTTCCCGCTGGCGAATGGTGACATGCCGCCCCCCAACATCAGCCGCATCACCAGCATCCAATGGTTGTGCGCCAACGAGTATGGCATCACCATCTCGGATATGCTGAGCCGGAGCCGGGAGGAGCTTTACGTCGTGCCGCGTATGCTGGCAATGTATCTGTCACGGCATCATGCCGGGGTCAGCTACACCGCGATTGCACGCCGGTTCGGGAAGAAGTGCCACGGCACGGTGATGCACGCGATTCGCAGCGTGTCCAGCAAGTGCGAGACGGACAAGAAGTTCCGAGCCATCAAAGACAAGCTGGCGGTGGAAATTGCCAGTTGGGAAAAGGACCCCATTGTTGACCTTGAAACCGAACCGAAAGCCTGAACCCATGAGTGCGATAGCCGACACCATCAAAACGACCCTGATAACGGATGTGGAAGTGGATTACCTGCTGCATCCCGGATGCGACGCCACCTACTACGACCCGCCGGAGCCGGAAACGGTTGAACTGCTGGCGGTGCGCGTGGGCGGCGCGGACATCCTGAGCAAGCTCAACGCCGAAGCCCGAGGCGACCTTGAGGACAGAATACTAACCTCGGCACAGAAACAGGATAAAGCAAATGAGTGAACCAACTAGAAAATAACCAGTCAAAGGAACGCCAACGATGACAGCCAAAATTGACCCGCGCTATGACCATGTTTGGTTCTGGCGCACGCGATTGCCGCACCGGAAAGGCCAGCCGTGCCGGGTTGTGGTGCGCGGCGGCATGAACAGCATCCTCGTGGAGTTCCCGGACGGCGAACGCTACTGCACCAGTCGCTACGCCGTGCGCAGAATGCGAGACTGAAACGAAAGGAAACGAAGAATGAAACCTACGTGTAAGATAAACAATCAGTCAAGTGTTCTAGGCGAGTTGTTCGGAATAAGCCAATACCTTTGAGAAACAAAACAAGCACGCGACGAAGCATGAAACTTCACCTAAGGGTTCGAGCTTGGGCTTAGATGACATGAACAAATGTCAAGATAACTCAACAGTTGTATTCTCCCGCGCAAGGAACATGCCGTCAGAGAATACGTTCAGTATTACAGCAATCAGAAGTTTTGTTCAGAAATATCTGCTGCAATCCAAAGTGAGCGTTGACCCGTTTGCTAGAAACAGCCGGTTGTGTGACTACACGAACGATATAAACCCGGCCACGGCAGCGAAATGGCACATGGACGCGGAGGCGTTCCTTGAAATGCTGTACACCAATGGTGTCAAGGCGGATTGCATTCTGCTTGACCCACCTTACAGCCCGCGTCAAATCATCGAGTGCTATCGGGGCGCAGGCGTGAGCGTGACAATGCAGACGACTCAAAATAGTCGTTTGTACAGAAGGGTTCGAGACGCGGCGCTGAGGATATGCACAGACGACGCCGTTGTGCTGAGCTTCGGCTGGTCATCGAGCGGGATGGGGTCTGGCCGTGGGTTTGAGTTGTCAGAGGTGTTGCTGGTGTGCCACGGTGGCGCACACAACGACACCATTTGCATAGCTGAACGCAGGGTGCAATCGAATAATCTTGAACTTCACCTAAAGGTTAAAGACGCATGAACTCACTCCTCCCATGCCCGTTCTGCGGTAAAACGGCAAAAGAACCAGCCGACATCCTAGGAACCTGCCTCGTGTACTGTAGCTCTTGCGTTGCACACAGTCCTATCCGAAACACCATCCCGGCAGCTGTCACGGCATGGAACACCCGCTTCCAGCGCGGCAAGAAAACTGTCATGCCCGCCGACACCCGGCTCCGGCACTGCCCGTTCTGCGGCCAGAACCCAACCCCGGCAACCCTGGTCTGCATCGGCAACAGCCGAACCGACCGCTTTGCCGTCCACTGTTGCTACTGCGATTCCTACGGCCCCTTCAAAGACACGCAGGAACTCGCCATCCAACACTGGAATCAACGGCATAAACAACCACAAAAACCGGCATAGAAATAATAAGAACTGCCGCAAAATCAGATATTTACAGCAGCCGCTTAAACATAAAAGCCTATACGCTTAAACAAAAAACCGTCCAAATGACCCCCGAAGCCTGTCTCCAACGTCTGCCGCCCGGCCTTAGCATCACCGAGGCCGCCAAACGCCTCAAGCTCTCGTGGGCCAAGACCCGCAAGCTCATCGCCATCCACGGCTACCAGTTCACCGACGGGCGCCAGTTCATCGGCCATAACCGCCGCAAAATCGCGTTCTACGAGGTTGACAGGTGTTAGAACTAAACAAATTATACAACATGGATTGCATGGACGGAATGAAACAATTCCCTGATAAATATTTTGAGTTAGCGATTGTTGACCCGCCTTATGGGTTAGAGCGACACAAGCGTGGCAGCTTGAGGATTGACAATTCCAAGAAAGCAGAAAACGGCTTGCTGTGGGATGAAAAACCGTCAAAAGAATATTTCGATGAACTGTTTCGTGTAAGCCAAAAACAAATTATATGGGGGGCAAACAATTTTACACTGCCCGAAACTGAATATTTTATCGTATGGGATAAATGGCAAACGGTAGATAATTTTGCATCAGCGGAATATGCGTGGACGAACATAAAGATGCCCGCCAAAGTTTTTAGATACACGATACATAAAGAAATGGCTGACCGCAAAAAAAATGGCGGCAAAATCCACCCCACGCAAAAACCCATAAAACTATACGAGTGGCTGTTATCCAACTATGCCAAAGAGGGCGATAAAATCCTTGACACCCATGTCGGTAGTGCCTCAAGTCTAATAGCTTGTTACAACTTGGGTTTTGACTACATAGGTTTTGAAATCGACAAAGATTATTACGATATGGCACAAAAACGGCTTGGCGCAGTTAAAAGCCAAATCAGATTTGCATAGGAGGAATTATGAAAAACCCATACACCCGCCCCACCGAAGGGGTAATCAAGCTTAAAAACGGAAGTACAACAGAAGAGAGTAAAGG